ATTGATCTTCCTGCTTACCACTCTTTAGTTCGTCTTCTAGAGCTTTCTTTTCTGTAGTACCTTGATTCATTAGCTCTTGATACTGTAAAGTACCTTGACCGAATAATTGAGTACCACCAAATTTACCACGGGTATTGGCTATAGCGATTTTAATTAAAGCTTTAGCATATTCCATTACCCAACGCTCTTTTACGAGATCTTTAATTGGACGTTCAAGGTATACACCAATACAGGCCCAATAACGAGTGCTATTAACAACAGAGTTAGGTTCTGGGGTGATACGTAAAACTTGTGTGCGCGGGTCAAAACGACAGTACTGCTTTTGCGCGAATAGTTTTTCACGAGTTTTTAACCAATCTTTTAATACGTGCCAGGTAATTAAGTCAAACGCTTTACTACCTAATGAATATGCAAAATGCATTTGTTGTGCTAATGATTGCTCAATGGTGAATAGTGTATTAACACCTTCGTTTGTACCTTCTTGAAAATTATAAATGTCTATTACTTTTCTATAAGAATTTAAATCATAGTCCCAACCAGATTGAAATGTAGAGCTTAAAGAGGAAAGTTCAGGATTCAGTGTACTACAAATAAGAGTATCTAATTTTATACCTTGACCTGGAGTGTAAAGAGTGCTATCAAATACAATTAGTTCTTCTGTGCCTGGTGTAAAGCGTGTAAACATTTCGATTGAATAAGCAATCATATCATACACAGCAACACAAGCCACTTCAAGATTAATTAACGGTGCACCTAGCTGAAAAAATATACGTTCAGCTAACATATCGTAACTTTGAATACGATTGTTTAGATTTGTTGATAGAAAATCTGATGGGCCTACAGTACTAGAAGGATTAGCCATACCTATACTTAGGAGGCCTTAAGCTTAGTGAGTACTCTTTTTAATAGTTCTTTAGCAGATACGAAAGCCTCTGCTTGATATGGCCTATCCCACCAAAACCCGTATTGATCTGGTCGTAGATACTTGCGATCTTTAAGTATATTAGTGTTCCACTTATAACCATATATTTCAGGATCGGATTGACCAAATAAAACAAATCCGTTTGGTATTTTATAGTATGAACAGAAATGATTAATAAAATTGTCTACCGAAAACCAAGCATTACAGGTTTTAACCTCTTTCAATAAAGCTTCTTGAGAAAGGTTGTGTAATATTTTAGTGATACCTTTCAATTGTTCTTCTCCTGCTACCCCAATTTGTATAATTTCTGCATCAGAATACTGTTTTTTAAACAGCTCTATAAACTCTTCCCAGTACGGATAATTTTTAGGGTTAACCATACTAGGGTTAACATTATTTTTAAATGTCTCTTTAGGTAATTTTTGTGAGTAAGGACTTATAATGATTTTCATAAGTGTAACTTTCTATATGCGTCAGTCACGCTGCCCTTCCAGTTATTATCAAACATATACTTGTAAGCATTGTGTGCGTCTTTGTTAACAAACGGTGCACCCTCTGTTAACGAACATAATATAATACGTTCATCTCTTATGTCCCAGAAAGTATCAGGATAACAACAAGCAATAACTAATTTACAATCTCTATATCTACTGAATAATTCAGGCATTAAATGCTTAAACGCATAGTGATCCCCTCGACCGCTATCTAAGTAGTAGAACCTATAGTTTGTGATTTTAATACCCCACTCTAGTAGTTTATTACGAAATATGACTTCATCGTTATGAGTCATATCATTTTGATCGCTTCGAATACCCCCAGAACTAAAATGATAGTGCCAGGTTGTAAGCCCTAGTAGTGCTACTAATTTCCAACCGGCACGATACATTTCATATGTAAAGATTGTTTCTTCTCTATGCCCTTTTCTCGAAAGAGTCATTTCGTAGCCGTGTTTAGCAGCTGCTACTCTATACATAAAAGTACTACCCTGTAAGTGCTCAACCTCTTTAGCTCTTATACCTTTAGGGTAAAAAGCCCATTGAACATTCATACCTAGAAATATATCTTCCATTTTGTTGGAAGCTAATATAGAAGGTTCCATTGCTCCTTTAGGATCTACTATAGATGGACCAATAGCCCCGACTTTCGGATTAACACTAATATAATCATACATTACTTCAAGCGTATTAGGTAATAAAATGTTATCATCATCTATACGCCATAGGTAAGTTGTATCGCAGGTTGATCTAGCTCTTTCGTGGTTAGCTACCTGTCCTATTCTTGCACCTGGTTCCCAGTACCACTGGATACCTGAATGTAACATAGCGCTTAGGATATTATTAAGTACATCGTTTTTACGTGGATCCTCAAATTCATCATTATCATCATATATAATAAGACGGGAAGGTTTAAGTGTTTGATTAGCTAAAGAGGTTAATACTAAAGGAAAGGTAGTATGAAATCTACCCTTAGTTGAAACTGTAGCTGTTACTTTTGTTGTAATCATTTGTATGCTATTAAATTTATGTCTGTACCGCTCCAATTCATATTGGTTTTAAATTGGTTTAATTTTAATACTTCGTTAATGCTATCACTCAGCGTGCCATGAAACTTCAACAGCAGTCTGCCCTCAGGTTTTAACACTCTATACCACTCCTTTACGTGAGTATTTAGATCTGCATAAGATATATGCTCGATACTCTTATTCATAGCAATTTCACTTACAGTATTGTCATTAAAGTCTAGTTTATTCCAGTCTAATATTAATTCACTATATTTGCTAGTACCATGTACTCTTACATGTTCCGGTAAATTATTATCATTTTCAGCAGTCAAGTGCAACTTTATATCTTTATTGTACTTCTTTATGTTAATTAAACTATTACGTTTAAATGTAACGTTACTATATGTTTCAATACCCTCGAAGGTACCTTCTGCATAGTGATATATTGGAAACGCTCCAGATATAATTTTACTATCTACTTTAGAAAGTTGATCTGTTGGTACAATATGTATTCTGTACCCTCTTTCTTGTACTTTAATACTAAAGTCTATATCTTCACCGCTGCCTGGAGAGTATATTTCATCCAACAAACCAATTTCATCAAACATTGTCCTTGGTATCATTGCACAGAAGAACACTACAAACCTAGAACGTGTAATTTTATCATGTAGTAGTAAGGGACCAGTAATACCCATTCTTGGATCTTCCTGAAATGGGGCTTCTAGCATTTGTAACCATTGATTCTTTTCTTGAGACAAAAGCTGAGTATCGTTGTTCAGTAGTATGATATACTCTCCTTGAGCAGCTTTAATGCCGAGGTTTGTAGCTTTAGTATACCCAATACCGTCTTTCTCTCTAATGAGCTTAATACTTGGATATGCATAAGATAGAGCTTCTACATACTGATGGGTAAGGTCCACACATCCATTTGCTACTACTATAATTTCTACATTAGTTAAATCCGTATAATGTATTATACTCTGTAAACATGGCTTTAAAAAGTCTTCCAAGTGGTTATAAGTTGGAATAACTACACTATATTTGGGTTTAACCATACATTAATATTATAAGAGTATATAGAAAAAGCAAGGAGTTACATAAATAATATAAGCAACATGTTACTCAAGCTTATAACGCAAAATCCAATTACAGAAGGTCTTGATTACTTAATTGAAGAAGGTAACAAGGATAAACCAGCTACAATGTACATTGCTGGTACTTATATGGTAGCTGGTGAAAAGAACCGTAACAACCGTATTTACGATATTAATGAAATGGCTCAAGAGGTTGAGCGTTACAATAAAGAATTTATTAAACAAAATCGTTCTCTTGGAGAGCTTGAACACCCACAAAGCGCTACAGTCAATAGTGAACGTGCCTGTCATCTTATAAGTGAATTACGAATGGACGGCAACATTTGCCGTGGAAAGAGTAAAGTACTCAGTACTCCATTGGGAGAAATCTTAAAAAGCTTAATTAGAGATGGAGTAAAGGTTGGAGTATCTTCAAGAGCTCTTGGAGAGCTTGAAGAAAGAAACGGAGTCAATTACGTCAAAAACATGAAACTCATTACAATTGACGTTGTAGCAGATCCTTCCGCTCCTGGTGCGTTTGTAGAAGGTATTTTAGAATCCAAATCTTTTATTATAAAAGGCAACGGTTTTTATGAAGAAGTGTACAACACACTTGAAGGCAAGCTTTCTAACTTACCTAAAAAGGATGTAGACATCTATTTAAGAGAGCACATCATTAACTTTATTAACTCTTTAAAATAATATGAACAAACAGAAAAACATAGCAAGATTCATTAGCAACGTAGCTAATAACAACTTTAAGAAAGCCAATGAAGCACTTGCTGCAGTGGTAAACGAAAAGATTCAACAACGTGTTCGCACAGCAGATCAGAAACTTTCAACCCCTAAACGGTAAATTTTGGATTTTAGTCCTAATTTTCACCATCAATTTATATAAGTAATAAACATCATATATGAGCCAAGATATCACAACTCTTTTAAAAGAAGCCACTAAGGATCTTCTTTCAGATGAAACCCTTAAAGCAATTTCCGAGGCTGTCGAGAAGAAAGCTGAAGCAAAAATCCAGCTAACTGTTGAAGCAGCTCTTGTTAAACAGGATGAAGAATATGCATCTAAGCTTGAACAGGTATTAGAAGCTATTGACGCTGACCACACTGAAAAACTTGACAAGATTGTGTCTCGTATTGATGAATCACATGCTACTAAGTTTAAGCATGCATTACGTGTTATCGATGAATCTCATAGCAAGAAACTTTTACATATTGTTAAACTATATGAACGGGCATTAGGCCTAGAAGCTTCAAACTTCAAGAACGCTCTTGTAGAACAACTTTCCAATTATATTGATCTTTATATTGATAAGGTAATTCCAGCACAGCAAATTGCTGAAGCTACTGAAAATACCCGTTCTAAGAAGATTGTAAGTGAAATTAAACGTTTAGTAGCAGTTAGCGATGATTTCGTTAACGAAAACATTAAAGATGCATTAATTGACGGTAAACGTCAAATTGATGAAGCTAATGAACAAGTAAAGAAACTTGAAAAACAACTTCAGTTAGTTACAGAAAAGACTAACAACACAGAAAAGCAATTATTCTTAGAAAGAAAATTAACTAACTTCCCAAAAGCTAAGAAAGACTATATGGTCCGCGTTCTTGGCGAAAAGAAAATTGAAGATATTAAAGAAAACTTCAATTATGTAGCTGAAATGTATGACAAGAAAGAAGAAGATGAAGTACAAGTTCTTAAGGAATCCGTTCAACCTGTTACAAAAGGTGTTGATCGTACAGCTCCAAAAGAAGTACTAAGTGAATCTAAGTCTTATTCTTCAGCTGAATCGTTTGCTGAAGAAGGTGCACAGCAAGTTGCAAGCCTTTACGTATCTGAGTTTACTAAAAAGAAATATTAATAAAATCGGATAATTTTTTTTAAAAAGCCTCCAGAAATGGGGGCTTTTTTTATAAGTATATCTAACGTTGAAGTACTGTTAAGTACTTGAGATATTGTTAGTTTAAAAAATTATTAGTTATGAAATCAATCAAACCTTCACAATCTTACATCAATCAGGATCGTGCAGCTAGCTTACTTAAAAAGTGGGCTCCGTTGCTTGAGCACTCAGATGCTGCGACTCCAGAAATCAAAGATGAACACACGAAATTAAACACTGCTATCCTTCTTGAAAATCAAGAACAGTGGTGCTTAAATGAAGCTTCCAACACAGCAGGTGCTAACGGCGTATTCGGCCAGGGTACCAGCTACGGTGGTAAGCCATCAAGTGACTTCTATGCTACTGGTGATGCTCGTCTACCAAAGATCCTCATTCCGATGATCCGCCGTACTTTCCCAGAATTGATCACAAACGAAATCGTTGGTGTTCAACCTATGAGTGGTCCAGTCGGTCTCGCATTTGCACTTCGTTATTCTTACGAAGCTACTCCACTCGGAGCTACAAGTCCAGATGGCGGTTATGGTGCAACCAGTAACACCCCACAGGGTTGGACAGAAGATTCAGAAGGTACTGAAGTAGGCTGGAACTATTTAAATACAGCTTATACAGGTACTTCTGCTTCATGGTTATCCGGTGGTGCTACAGCAATCACAGGTTCAGAATCATTTAACATTCCTGGCTTCGATCAAGGTGTTGCTAACTTACTTCAAAACTTTGAATTAAGTTCAAACATTCCTCAGATGGTTGTTAACTTCCAGAAAACAGCTGTTGAAGCTGGTACTCGTAGGTTAGCAGCTCGTTGGTCCGTTGAACTTGAGCAAGATCTCAAGAACATGAACGGTATCGACGTTGACAATGAATTAACGAACGCTATGTCGTACGAAATTCAGGCTGAAATCGACCGTGAAATGATTATCCGTATGTGCCAAGTTGCAATCAATGCAGGCTTCGGTCAAGGATATTCAGTATGGTCACCAGCTTCTGCTGATGGTCGTTGGTTAGGTGAACGTAATCGTGACTTCTATGCACGTATTATCGTTGAAGCAAATCGTGTTGCTATTCGTAACCGTCGTGGCGCTGCAAACTTCATTGTTGCTACACCTCGCGTTTGTGCAATGTTAGAAATGCTACCTGAGTTCCAATGGTTCGCAGTACAAGGCAACGTAAACACACAGCCAGTTGGTATCGCTAAAGTCGGTACAGTTGGCGGACGTTTCAATGTTTACCGTGATACACGTACAGAAGCTCAGTATCAAGTTGGTACACGTGCTAACCCATTAGAGTATGCTCTATTAGGTTACAAGGGTGCTGAATACTATGATACAGGTATTGTATACTGCCCATACATTCCAGTATTGGTACAACGTACAATCGGACCTAATGACTTCAGTCCACGTGTTGGTTTAATGACCCGTTATGGCGTTATTGACCACATCTTCGGTGCAGCATTATACTACCACTTAATCATTGTAACAGGATTACATCAATCCTTTACACCTGGTACACAAAGCGTATTCCTCTAAGAGTAATACACTTAGTAAAAAGTGTTCAAAAAAGAACCCGCCTAGCAATAGGCGGGTTTCTTATTGTATGTAAATGTTTTTTACTCGTGGCAATTCCATTTACGCAAAGCTAAGGCTTTACGGGTAGGTTTACCGTTAGGTTTCTTCATTGGTCCCTTCACACCCTTCATACGGGCACAAAAACTCTTACGACGCTTAGCGGCTTTACTACCAGGTTTAAGTTTACTTGGTTTAGTGGTAACAGCCATAGATAAATGACTACCAGGGTGCTGTCTACGGTAGCTCATAATACCTTTTCTGTTAAGACCTCCAGAAGGGGATTTACCAGCTTTTTTCTGCCACGTAGGAGCGTGTCCTTCTACAGGAAAAGACTCTGTAAATTCTTTCAGTAAGCTATTATATTTTGCTTCAAATTGTTTAAACATATATATTATTTATGTTTTGTAGTAAGTATCTACAGATGAGTAAAAAAAAGCGTTTGTTAAAACAGAAGCAATCTCAAAACAATAACAACAACAATAATGTTACAAAAGACAAAAGTCTTATAGTACATCAAGGTGATAAATTAGAAAGACCAGTGCAAATCCGACAGAGGCCGGATTTGACAAATAAACAAAAAGAATTTCTTAAACTAGCTTTAGACAACCACACTAAGATTGTTTTTATCACAGGGCCATCGGGCAGTAGTAAAAGCTTCTTAGCAACACTGGTTGCTTTGGAATTATTGAACCTAAAAAAGGTTTCTGACTTAATATATATTCGTAGTATCGTTGAGAGTTCAGATAATAAAATGGGATATCTCCCAGGAGACGCAAACGAAAAACTGACCCCATATCTTGAACCGTTAATGGAAAAACTCGATGAATTACTTTGCAAATCTGATATTAATACTTTAATGAAAGAAAACCGTATTGAAGGTAAACCAACAGGTTATCTTCGTGGGCTTTCTTGGAATGCTAAAGCTATCATTATGGACGAAGCACAAAACAGTACATTTAGAGAGCTTACAACTTTAATGACTCGTGTTGGACAATTTAGCAAGCTTTTTGTTTGCGGAGACCCAATGCAATCCGATATTAATGGTAAATCTGGATTTGAAAAAATGTGTAACGTTTTTAATGATAATGAAAGCCGAGAAATGGGTATCCATGTCTTTACGTTGACAGAAGCTGATATCGTACGAAGCGAGATTGTACGATACATTGTAAAAAAACTAGAATTGTATAATAAGAAAAACTAACTTTTCTAACTCAGTCAAGCGCACTGGCGAGAAAAAAATATTTTTTCTTTATAGATAAAAACGTAAAAACATTTACAATACGTAAATAATATTCCCTGTAACTAAAACTAACTATGATCTTCGACGAACAAATCTCTCGTAAACCTAATCACTATCCTTGGACAGAGGAATTTATCGAATCCATGCACAATGGTTTTTGGACTCATAAAGAGTTCAGCTTTAAATCAGACGTACAGCAGTTTAAAGTTAAGTTAAATGATCAAGAAAGAGAGATTATTATCCGTACTTTATCCGCTATTGGTCAGATTGAAGTGGCTGTAAAAACGTTCTGGGCTAAGCTCGGTGAAAACTTGCCACACCCATCCTTACAGGATCTTGGTTATGTAATGGCTAATACAGAGGTAATACATAACAATGCTTATGAAAGATTGCTTACTGTACTTGGTCTTGAAGATGTGTTTGAAGAGAACCTTAAACTGGAATGGATACAGGGTCGTGTAAAATATCTTAAAAAGTATACACATCGTTATTATAAAGATAAAAAGAAACAATATCTTTATGCTATTATACTCTTTACGTTGTTTGTAGAGAACGTTTCTCTTATGAGCCAGTTCTACATTATTAACTGGTTTGCACGTAATAAGAACGTACTTAAAGACACTGACCAACAAGTTAAATACACTCGCAATGAAGAACATATTCACGCTTTAGTGGGTATGAAAGTTATTAATACTATTAGAGAAGAATACCCAGAACTCTTTGATGAAGAGCTTACAGAAAGAATTCTTGCTGAAGCTAAAGAAGCATATGAGAGTGAAGCAAAAATTATTGATTGGATGGTTAACGGTATTAAACAAGACGGATTAACAGCTGAACATCTTAAAGAGTTCGTAAAAGACCGTATTAATGAATCTCTTAGAGGTATTGGTTTCCCAGAGGTATATGAAACGGATTCTAAGCTTCTCAAAGATACTTCCTGGTTTAACGAAGAGTTACTCGGTAACAATATGACCGACTTCTTCCATTCTCGTCCTGTAGAGTACTCTAAAAAGTCACAAAGCTTTTCAGAAG